CCGCTATCAGCTCCGGCATCACTTGCCATTTGTAAAATTTCCCTTGAAATCCTCCACACGCTTGTCGGTTCTCTGGCTCACGGTTATGTCCATCGTGGCAAATTCCATGATAATTGCATCCGGTGCAAGTCCTGTTTCTGCATCGAGCATATCGTCTCTCGTGAACTGGTTTCCGTACATCTCTATGATTACATCCATGATATCCAGGAACTGCTGCCGCGTGTACAAGGCTTTCTTGTCTTCCGTATCCATTACCGCATCGCGGACTTCCAGATAATGCAGATATGTCATTGTTGACATCTTCTGCGGCATTAAATATTCTTTTTTGCCGATGATAATAGATCTTTTTTTCGTTTCAGTTGTTTTCATGCTTTTCACGCCCTCCTGTTATCGTTTAAGCTGTCGCAGATTTTTCCTGAACTTTCGAAAACCAGTTTTTAATCGCTGCTGCTGCTTCTGTGTGCTCCGCTAAAAGGTTGCTCTCGTCGACGCTGTTTTCATAAACTCCATCGAGCTGCCTTGCGTAGAAGTCGCCTTTCAGTGTAGCAGTCTGTGTTGTTTTCTTTTCGCCTTCGGTTTCGTAATTGTCTTCGAATCCCTGGTCAAACATTCCACAATACAACCACTTGAATTCATACTTTCCGTTGAGCTTTTTGGCTCTCCATCCGATCGCAACCTCTGACGGTCTGTCATCCTTGTTTTTTGTAAGGAATCCTTTTTCGTACAGATGTCCAAAAATAAGTGCCTTGTCCTGTGGTGCAAGACTGTTTACTTCCAGTTCTACAGTTGTGCCTTTGTAAGAAATATTTACATCTTCTACTGCATCGTCGCTGTAGATCTTCTCTGCTTCCCGTTCATCGGTGATCTTTGCAGTGATCGCACGCGCCAGTTTTATTGGTGTTTCTGTTGTGTAGTCCGATTCTGTATTTGATGTTACTTTTGCAATGTGAATATCGCGCAGTGACACCGTTCTACTGCGGACAATCGTTTCTTTGCTTGCTCCCTGTACTGCCATGTCTATTCCTCCATTTCTTCCTCTGCTTCCTTTAAAATCAGGAACCGCATTGCATTCGTAAATATTCCCGTGTCCGGTTCTGCCTGGTCATTACCTGCTACGAACGCAAACCCGCTTTCTTTCATCAGTTTTTTTATTTCTTTTACAAGCGGCTGCTGGTCTTTTTCCGACCATACATTTACCTGTATCATTGCCGCTTCGATTTCACATTCATCGTCTGAATGCCCTGGCTCGTAGTCTTCCAGTTTCCACAAAGTCACATGCAGGGCGTGCAAACTTCCGTCATACCATCCCTGCTGTACTATAACTCCTTTGTGTGTTAGCGGTCTTAATGCTTCTGCGGCTAACGCTATAACATCCATTTACCCTCCTAATTTCTCGTTCAGTGCTTTCTGGTACTCCTGTTCTGCTATTGCGTGGTATTGCCCCTCAAGCTCCGATTTCGTGTTGTCCAGGAAATCTCGCGGCGGCATCTTTGACGTGCCCCATTCTACGAATTTCATGTAAAACCAATTTTCCGCGTCGCCATTCAGATTCCATCCGATCTGTGCTTTCTTGGTTGTCACAGTCTTTGGTATGTTATCCCGTGCATGTCCTGTCGGTCTGTAGTACAGTTTTCCTGACTTTGTGTTATCTGCCGATCGCGGCATTCGTTCCTTCATCTTCGGTTCTGTGATGTCTGCCGATCTCTGGAAGATCTTCTTGTTGATCCGCCCAACCTCTGCCGTAGATGATAATGCTTCTACAGCGGTACGGACTTCTTCGAAACCTTCTGCTTTAAAGGTTATATCCACATTTTTCGCCGCCTTCCGTTAATCGCATTTATTCGCTTTTAACTGTATGTACTGCTTTTCGTTCCGTCTGTAATCTGCTGCATAGATGTCGTATTTCTCGCCCTCGTACTCAATGAAGAAGAGTTTCAGGCTTTTCTGCATCTCTTTGATTCTCTGGCAATACCGGACTTCAAAGATGATTGTATTTTCCAGACGTTTGTCCAAGGCTTCGTACAGCTCCCGCCCGTACAGGTTTCCAATTTCGCACCAGGCCTCATAAAAAAGTTCTGGCTCTTTTTCCTGCTGCCTTCCGTTTTTTACGATCGTGTTCTTTTTATAGATTTTGATTCGCGCTGCTGCCATTTCATCCCCTCAGTCTTTCCTTTAACATCATCGACTGTATTGCATATCTGAGACGTTCGGTCGAATCTGATGTGATTTTTCCATTGTTGTACATGCGGTCACGGTGGTCATACAGTTCTTTTACATATGAACATATGAGAATCTTTTGTCTGTTCGTCGGTTTTGTCTCGTCAAATGACGGAATCAGCTCCTTCATTTCGTCGATGACGGCATCATGCATCAACTCAATGATCCCGTCATCGTCTGTATAATCGACGCGCAAATACTGCTTTAATTCCTTAAGATTCATGTACTACGCCCCTTTAATTTGTATTCAACCTGCAACATTAACACTGATTACACCTTTAACAACTGCTGCTTCGTCTACTGCCTGAACATCAAACCTGTCACGAACCTTGATTCCTGTCAGATCTTTTGCCCACAGATCGCCAGCTTCAGTAGAAAGTTCGATTGTAATCTTCTCGCGGTCAAACAGTGTGATTGCTTCTTTCAGGTCTCCCATGTATACCGGGTATTTGTAACCTGTAATGTTGTTCTTGTCAGACCCGGTTCCACCTTTCAATACGTTTGTACTTTTCAGCGTCTTATTGCTCACTACTTTTACCGGGTATCTTCCGAACAGCAAAGTTTTTGTAGCATCTGTCGGAGCTGGCTGCATGATGTATTTGCCGTCTTTGTCTTTCAGTTTATCCATGTAGTTGAAACCGTCCTGGTTAGTCAGGACAATAGAACTTGCTGCAATCGCCGGATCAAGCTGCACATTAAATACATCCTTGAAGTCGTCAAAAGTCACGACGGCTCTTTCTTTTCCTGTTGTAATCTCATCAAGTACTTTTAAGATTGCAGCGTTTCTGGTTGCCCTGGATTTTTTTGCGATCCATTTGTTCAGGTATGCCAGAATATTGGCTGCGGTATCCTGTAATAATTCGCGTGTGGTCTTTAAGATTCCGCCTTTTTTCTTTACGGTATATTTGATCTGTCTGAATGTTGGTGTACTCTCTTCCTGGAACTCGCCACCTTCGTCCACGTCTTTCCACGGTGTGCTGTCTGCATCTACTTCAATCACGCGGGACCCGCTTTTTGTTGTAACATGCTCTGTGTTTACGTACTGCTCCAGATCATTCTCTGTGCGGCGCAGTTCGGTGATATCTGTTCGCACGTCGTCTGGTACGGTAAAACCTCCGTCCTCGTCCTCGCCTTCGGACATCTTGTTCTGGAAGCTGTCCATGATTTCCTTGTCGTCTTCTTTCATCGGACGTCTGCGAAGTCCACACACAATCCTGTTGACAAATGCGCGGCAAACCTGCTCTTTTGTATACTTTTTGTCCTGTCCGCCGGTAATATCCTTTGCTTTTCCGCTGTTTAATGAATTTTCGAATTCTTCTTCATCGTCATCTTCCAGATCCATCAGCATGTTGAATTCCTCCTGCATCGTGCGGAGTTCTTCCATCTGGTCTCTCATTTCCTGTGTTTTTCCCTGTCCCTGGAGACTTTTGATAGCATTTTTTTTGTCGTTAATCTTCTTTAACAGTGCTCTCGCTGCTTTGCTCATTCTTGGCTCCTCCTTATAAAAGTTCCATTTCTTCAAGTATTTTCTTTTCTTCTTCTGCAATCTGATCCGCAACATCATCTGCGGTCTGTGTCTTCATATTTGGTGCATGTTTGTAGTTCTCTTTCATCCATCCGACGCAAGCTGCTACTGACGGTCGTTCTTCAATCTGCACATTAAATATTTCCTGTGCGTCTTCTGCCGTCATCCACGTTTCCGCATTAATCAGTTCTGTCACCTTTTCTTCTGTGATGTCATTTTTTACCCGGCTCATGTAAATGTCCGTGATGCTCTTCTGGCACTTGTTAAGTTCTGTGATGAGCTGCTGGAAGTCGTCTGCATTTCCATACGCCCACGACAGCGGCTTGTGGATCATAAGCTGTGCACCGGAAGACATAACGATTTCATCGCACGCCATCAGGATTACGGATGCAATAGATGCTGCAATTCCATCAACCACACCTTTCTTGTGTCCTGTATGGCGTGAAAGAATGCTGTGAATTGCAATTCCCGCGAACACATCACCGCCGCCGCTGTTAATGTAGACTGTAAGATCTGCACCGGGTTCCACCTGGCTCATAAAATCCGCGATGTCCTGTGGACATGTATCTTCGTCGCACCACGCCGCCCACGTTGACGAAACAATGTCGCCGTAGATGTACAGGTCTGCTGCATTATTTGAGACATTTCGGAATTCCATAAATCCGGTATTTTCAAGTTTTTTGGTTCTTGGATTTCTCCGCGAAAAGCTAAACTTATTCTTCATCGTCGTTTCCCTCCTCTCCATTTTTTTTATCTGGTTGTACATTTGTAGTGTTTTCATATTGCTTTCCGACTTCTGTGATCGGAATGTAATTTCCGTTTACAATCAGCTGATCGCCGCCTTCTGCATCCATCAGGTCCAGCTTTCTTCTGCATTCGTTCGGTTTCTCTATTCCGTTCTGCACCGCCGTCGCGAAAATTTCCATCTGTGACTTGCTGTCAGTTCTCAGTAGTACCTTTTCATTCAGCTTGTAGTACTTGCCTTCTTTATAGGCTTCTTCATCTGTCAATAGTTTATAGTTAATTTCTTCTTCGTACTGTTTCAGTACAAAAAGCATGGTATCTGTTAAAAATGATAACTGCTGCATCTCACTGTTGCTGTATGACGACTTCTCGTAGTCGTTGATCTGGTTCGGTTTAATTCCGAACGCTGCTGCAATTTGGAGTGCGGAGTATTTTTTTAATTCTATAAACTGGCTATCTGACAGCTTAATGTCGAGCGGTGTCAGTTTCATTCCGAGAGGAACCGGAATGATTCGTCCGGCGTTTTTTGATCCTGCGCCAAATTCCTCGAACGCTTCCACAAGTTTCTTTTTCAAGTCATTGTTCAGGTCTCCCGTATACTCGAGCGTTGCTTTTCCTGTAAGCCCACTTTCATACAGGCTGTTCAGATAGTCCTGTGACGCTTTCGCGCCGTCTACGGTTGTCTTCAAAATCGCCTGTACCGGAAGACCTGTTATTCCGTCCAGGCTGTGCGATGTCTTGAAATGTAGAACCTCGTCCGTTCCAAACACATACTGCTGACCGCTGTATTTGTCGTTGTAGACATACCAAATCTTCCCCTTTCCTCCGAAGTATCCCTGGTCGTCCACCACGATCTGCACACAGTTCGACGGCATGATCCACAGATCCATAACTTTATATTCTCCACCGTATTTCTTGCGTTTGAACTTCGATCTGACGTACACATAAGCGTTTCCGAAATGGTTTCTGTTCATTTCTACCGCATTCCAGAACGCTGTCGGTGTCATAAACGGGTTTGGTCTGTTTTTCAGCAGTTTTGCAACGTCCGAAAGCTCTGGCTCAATGATCCCTTTCGGTGTTTTCTGGTAGTATTTCCATGGAATTTTCGCAAGCGTCTCTGACATCATCTTCAAACATGTGAAGTATGTAACTTCTGACATTACATTTTTGCTTTTCCTGTTTACTCCAAGCCATTCAAGAAAGGATTCTTCTTTCATGTCCGGCGACGTTTCCACTGTGAAGTTCAGTTTTTTCGCAACCCAATTCCTGAACTTCTGCCATACATTCACCTTGCATCACCCCCTCGCCTGTCTCTTTTTACTTGATTCATATAATTTCAGCCATTCTTCCACGTTTTCGGCTGTATTCTGTTTTACTTCGCCTTTCATTGCTTCTGTCCATGCATCAATAATCGCATCTACAACGTCAATCCTGTCTGTCTGATATTCTTTGTCGATTTTGATTTCTCCAAACGAATTCGAAGTTGTCTTCGCGTTTGCGATTGACCATGTTATCATTCCATTTCCGTCGTGCTCTACGTTCCCGGATTCTATTTCTAACCGAAAATCAACCGTTGCATCGTTCAGGGATTTCGCAGACTGCGACACTGCCACGCTATCAACTCCCATTTCTTCCAGATCCGTCAGGAATGCCGAAGCGTTGTGCGGATCATACAGGATGTATTGCACATCAAGTTCGTACTGCTGCATGATCGCTTTTAGATATGCCAGGATGTACCTGTAATCTGTTTTTACGCCGCCCATAGTCTCTGTTACTGTCACCAGTCCATCACGGATCCAGAGATCGTACTCTGTCCGGTCGGTCTTGATATGTTCTTCTACCCGACGCTTTGGGATAAAGCTGTGAGCATGTACAAAATATTTGCGTATTCCGTCTTTCTCAAACGGGAATACGATTGCCAGCGAAGTCAGGTCGCCGCCTGATGAAAGGTCAAGCCCTACATAGCACTTTTCCCCCCTGAAAACTTCCAGAGTTTTCTCCGTTGCACCTTGTTTCCACAGTTCCATGTTTTTCAGATAGACATCGTTCGTCCACTGGATCCACATATTTAGCTGCTTAACAATAAAATCTCGTAAGCTCGAACCGCCCATTTCTTTTGCGGTCTCAGCAATCGGTATCATATTTTCCAGTGCGTCCTGGTCGTATTGCAGAATAGGATTTGCTTTTATCCAGTTCTCCGGCAGCCACATGTCGTCTGATTCATTCATCTGCGCGATATACACAAACTGCGAATCATTATGCGCGATACCCTTCAGTACTTTCACGCAGTACTCATATAAGGCGTAGCACGGCGATTTCAAGTTGAATCCTGCTGTTGTAATGACGCTTATCAACGCAGATTTCATTTTCTTGATGCCGCCTTCAAGCAACTTATACATCTGGTCGTCTTTGTGGGCGTGGTATTCATCAACAATTCCCAAATACGGTCTAAAACCGTCAATAGATTTCGTATCACCGGAAAGTGCTTTGATTTTACTGTGTGTCAGCAAGCAGTCAATCGTGCTGTTATGCTCATGGATTGCAAAGCACTCGTCCAGATCGGTGTCTGACCGGATAAACTTCACGATTTCGTTGAATACGATCAACGACTGGTCTTTTTTGGTTGCTGTACAGTAAATCTGACCATATTTGTACTTCTCAAAATTGCCATAATACGCTGCGAGGATTCCATTCAGAAAAGACTTTCCGTTCTGTCTTCCAAGCTGTATGTATGACGTCCTGTACCTTCGATAGTTTCCTGCTTTGGTTCTCCATCCGTTCAGACTGCCAAGAATAAAGCACTGGAAGGCATAACATTCAACTGTTTGCTCTTCCTCACCTTCCGCGATGGTCAAGGTTTCCGCGAAATCAATGATTCTTTCTGCCTGCTCTGCATCAAAAAAGTATTTATACGGTGCAGCCTTTGACTTCTCGATGTCGTCCAGGTGGCGTTGACACGCAAGTTTTACCAGATCGCCAGCAATTATTTTTCCTGCAAGGACATCCGCAGCATACTGTGTCGTTCTGTCCTGCATAACATCACGCAAACTTCTCTGTAAATTTGTTCTTCTTTGGTGTCTCTGGTGCTTTTGGTACAATCAGGCGGCATCTTGACGATACTGTAAGACCGAAGTCAGCGGCTCCCTGCCTGCATTGTCGGAAATAGCGATCCTGTAATATAGCCAGGCGTTCAACCTGCCCGTTCACAATCTCTCGCTCTTTTATAATCGGCATCCCGTCTTCATCCTGTTTTCCGGTGTTGTACTGTTCTGTAATCATTAACGGCTGCTTCGCAATCATCTCAGTCACTTCTCTATACTTTTCCTGTGCAATAATCAGGCGCGCCAAGGCTTCCACATCCAGATTCGAAATCAGGTCGATCTCCCGCAGGTCTTTCGCAATCTTGCGAAATGCTTTTTTCTGACCTGGTGTCAGATATGACGGCGGCGTAACCTTGTCCGCTGGTGCTTTTACTTCGGTTCGCTCTCTTTCGGCAATTTCTGCTTTGGTTAAGTGTTTTTTTCCTTTCGCCTGGATCAGTGCAATCGGCTGTCGCTGTCCTGCCATTGTATCGACCTCCTTTCTGTCCGGTGTCAGATTCTGACACCGTTTTTTCTCCTTGCCTGTATCTGGAATTTCCGTGGGGAGTTTTCTTCACAGAAAAGGGGGAGCGCGACTAATCGGAGCCGCTCAGAACTTTCTCGATGCCCCCTACCCCGTCCCAATGCCGCCGCAAGATCGCGCGGAGCTGTTCTTGCGTGTGCTGTTTTGTCGCTTCATCTCGCCTGTATAGTGCACTGATAACGCCGTGGTTTGTGTTGCTCAACGGAAACAGGTTCTCTACCTTCAAACGTTGGCTCCAATCATCCTCTATCTCTGTGATATGATGCACCATGTCCGCTGTCACAATCCTGTGCTGCACATAATATGCATATAAGTCCAGCCCATCGTACAGTTGCAACGCAAATGCCCGCGTTTTGCGCCATTGCGACGACACATAAAAGGCAGCAGTCTTTTTGTTCCTGCGATGTGTGTTGTATTCCATGTGTCTCGATGTCTGACTTGTTACTGCTGCCACTTCGCAGTCCGGGCACGCCTTTAGTTCCTGCGGTATCAACAGCCCACATTTGCATCTATGTAGTAGCATCTTTGTACCTTCTTTCCTGCTGTGCATTCAATATGCAGCAAGTATCAATCTGACACCTGCTGCCGCGTCAGAGGGTGTGAAAAGAACATGAAAAAAGCGACTGTACTTTTTTCTGTACAATCGCTCCTGCAACTTTCCACATTACAAGTGTAACTCTTTTAATCCACCATTAAAACCCCAGCTTTTCCCCAACTTTTCCCCAAGTCTGTATAGAAAAGTATAATGTTTTTCAATATTTTTCTATACCATCAATACCGAATAACTTCACTGACATTTTCCGTATCAGTTCTTTGGACCATCGCGACGGTGTATTCTTTCCGCAGTTCTGTATGTCCGCAATATCTTCGTATGATACGCCCTTTATGTAATGCATGTAGAACGCTTCGTATTTGTAGTTCATTCCCTTTGTATCGTACTCTTTTCGCAGATCTTCCATTGCTCTATCTATGTTCGCGATCATTAACGCCGTTTTCATCTTCGATCGTCTTACACTTTCCAGGTGTGTACTTCCGTCTTTCTTGAAGGTGGTGTATTCTTCCTTCTCTAACTGTTCTACTTCTGACACTGCATTTTCAATATGCTTTTTCATTTCGATGTAAGATTCCATTAAGACCCTTGTATTATGTAGCACCTGCTGCCTGCGGATCTGGCGTTCTGTTTCCATTGCTGTCTGAATAATTTTCTTCACGAATGCTTCTTCCTGTTTCTCGTCTTTCTGTTGCATTTCGCACACCGTCCTTTCTTTTCGGTCTTTGATCTGCCGATCCACTGCTGCCGTTTTGGTCTTCTTACCATTGGTAATCCTTTTCGTCTACGCTCATTATTTGGCATTCTTTGTTTTTCTTTCCAGTATTCCCTCCACAGTGTTTCCCTTTTGATCTGTGCAGGTGTCTCTCCTTTTGTCGGCATTTTCATATTTTTTATGATTTCTACTTTTTCGTACTTGTCTGCGAAAGCGGCAGCAGTAAGAGTGTTCCATGCAGTGCTCCCCGGAAAACTTGTGTCAGATGTATCCTGTTCTTTGCCTGTATGTGGTTTCAGTGCAGTCAGTAGAATATCCAACGAACAGTTTTTTAATTCCTGGATTCCTCGCGAAAATTCTCTGCATATTTTTCTCACTCCTTCTATTATCTCGTCATTATTTTTGCCTTTCCGTTTTTTCGTCATTGCTTCGTTAAATGCTTCTATCATTTTTCGTCCTTCTCCTTTCCGCAATCCTAATCGAATGGCAATTCTTCGTCAATTCCTTCTGGAATGTTCATAAATCCTTCCGCGTCCGTTTCTGACTGTTTTGGTGGCTTATTCTCCGACGTTTCATCAGATCCGGCGGCTGACTGTTTACTTTCTGCAAACTCTACTTCGTCGCATACAACTTCCGTCGTGTAAACCTTGTTTCCTTCGCGATTCGTGTAACTTCCGGTCTGGATTCTTCCGCAGGTTGCTACCTTCGTTCCTTTTTTGAAATATTTAGACGCAAATTCTGCTGTTTTTCCGAAAACAACACACTGGATGAAATCAGCTTCCTGATTTTTGGTTTTTCGGTCAACAGCGATAGTAAATCGTGTTATGGCAAGACCATCTTTCTCTGAATACCGTGTTTCTGGATCTCGCGTTAAACGTCCCATTAGTATTACTTTGTTCATTTCTTTTTCTCCGATCTGTTGTGTTTTCTTCCTTTTATTTTTTCGGTAAAATCTAATATCGCGATAATTGCCCCGGTCATAATTGCCAGGGCGATCATCTCAATTACTACTGCTGCCGCGAGAATCAGAATCAGTAAAATCGTTACGCTTGCACTCATCGCTTTCGCACTCCTTTTTATATTTTTCTTTCAATTCTGCTTCCAGCTCCTTCTGCTGCTGTTTCAATTCGTCGTTTCTTTCTATCAGTTTTCTTATAGTTTCTTCTGTCTTTCCGATTGTCCGGCATAACATAATCTGTCGATGAACTTCATATCTTCTGTGTATCAACAATTCCATTTGTCGGTCAGTTATATGTACTGTATAGTGTCTTCCGCAATTCTGGCATTCAAAATACTGTTCCATCACCGGAAAACCACATCTATCCCTTGCTATTATTCTGGTGTCTGCTGTTTTTGCTATTTTTATTTCAGCTCCGCATTTATCGCAGTGGACTTCGAATTTATTCTGTAATTCGCTCATGCCTTTCTCCTTTCGTCGTCAATCCTCGTCGCCCAAGTCAATCAGTCCCATCTGCTCCGCATCGTATACGTCCATGATTCCAAGCACTGCGTAACCGTCTACGATCGCGTTTGATGTTTCTGCCGTATCTACACAAGTTACACATACACGCATCTGTCTTCCTGTAGATCTTCCGTCCTTAAATTCCAGCATTGTCAAGACATCCTTCTCTTTGTACTGATCTGTCCCGAGTTTTACAATCATGTGGCGAATTCGTCCGGTCTCGACATCCTTGTAGACCTTCTCTGCAACACGCATCACCCGTTCTTTTTTGTCTTCTTGCTCTCCTGGTGGAAACTGCTGCATTCTTTCTTCCTGTTCCTGCTCTCTCAGTTTTTTCTTGCTTTCCCGGTCAAGTCTGTCCTGTTCTTCGTTGTATTTGTCTTCTTCTGTTTTCTCCGCTTCTGCCTTATTTACGTACTGATCGCATTTTTGACAAGTCCCGGTTTTCACGTTGCATTCCTGGTATTTCTGGCAAGAGTAGCATAATGATGTGATGCTTTCCGGGTGTGCGTCTTCCCACTCCTGTTCCTGGCTTTCTTCTTCTGGCTGCTGCCATTCCTCCTGACTTTCCTCTGATTCTTCTGCGACTTCCTCTTTTTCTTCTTCCCTCGCCTGTTTTGCTTCTTTAACTGACAAACCGCCTTTTTCGTACTTCTCAAGCAGTTCATGCTGCTTTTCCTGGCTTAAGCCGCTCACTTCGTGCGCGACGCTAAAATTCAATCTGCCTTCCCGCACCTCTTTTTGTAATTCCGGTATGAGATTGCTGTTGATCTTCTCGATCTGTGCAATTTTGCCCGTCGATTTCTGCATGATCGACGCAATCACATCACGTAAGCGTCCTTTATTCAGGTCGTAGCCCTGTAACTCTAAGCCGTTATCTCTCATGTACTGCAACGCTTTTTTTAACTGCTTTTCTTCTTCTAACATTTCCTCAATGCTTTTATCACGGTATGAATTCGCTATGATAATCTGCACGATTTCTTCATTTTCTTCGGCTGCGTTCTTGATCTGGCACGTCACAATCTCGAATTCTTTATAGCCATCCTCGACCAGTTTATTCAATGCACGCCATCTTCTCTCGCCTGCTATAATCTTGTAGATTCCTCTATCGCAAGGCTCGTATGCGACTGTCATGTTTTCCATAAGTCCCGCCGCGAGAATCTTCTGTGCCAAGCCTTCGATATCCTGCATAGAGTAAAAGTTCTTTTCATTGCTGTACATTTTTTTGATACTTATGTCTCGCGTGCGAAATCTTGCTTTTGGTCTGTCTTCTGCTGCTGCCATGCTGTTTTTGTTCAGTGCATCTATTGGACTCCATCCTGCTGCCATCTCCTCACTTTTCCTTTCCTGCGATCACAACTTCCATTTTGTTCAATGTTTCTTCGTCTGCGTCTCTGATATCCACATGCGGTGAATCTAATTCTGGATAACTTGCACAAATATTTTTCTGAATCAGTCTTTTAAGTTTCTGCGGGCTTATCACGATTTTGAATTTTGAAATTGCTTCTTGATATTTCATGTCTACTTCTTTATCTGTCATAACCGTGCCGTCTATCTCTTCAAAAATCGGCCGTGCGTCTGATTCGTCAATGTCGCTTATGATTCCTAAGATTTCCACTTGCATTTCTTCGCGGTCTCTTTTTATCATCTCTAACGCTGTGTCTTCCACACTCATTTTATGCTTTTCCAACGCTTCCAGTGTCTTCGCCTTATTAACAAGTTCTTCGAACGTCTTCAAATCAATTGTTACTTTTCCTTTGATCTCCATTCCTACCTCTCCATTTCTTCCAGCAACTCTGCTGTCACATCTCGGTAATCTCGTGTTACAATGCAGTTTTTTGAAAATTCCGGAAGTGGCACGCGCTCGATAGTTGATTTTTCTGCAACAATAGATCTTCTTACCACCGTGTTAAAGAAGTCTTCATTGTATGATTCGTGTAACCACTGCTCTACCTGCATACTTGTCTGGTTCTTCTGACGCATTGTCATTAATACCTTCATGCGGATGTTCTCGTTGAACTTTCTAAGATCTTCCAACTGTTCCTCCATCTGCGTAATTGCTTCGATCTCGAAGCCGCCAACCTTAACCGGAAGGATTACCAAATCTGTACCTGCAAGAACGTTGATTACTGTCATATCCATAAGTAATCCGCAATCTGCAATGCAATAATCGTACTGCTGCCGTACCTCTTCGATTGCTTCCGCAAATCTCGTTACCTGGTTTTCGCTTTCGCTTAACAGTTTCATGTTCGTTCTCATCAAATATCCATTTGCCGGAATGATGTCAACATTCTCATATGGTGTCTTCTGGATCAGTTCTTCCGTGCTGTATGTGCCGCCTGTGCTCTGGTGATCTTCCAGCAGTTCTGACATGCCGATGCCTGTCGGCTCAAAACTGTCGTACAGCATCGAGATATTGCCCTGCTGATCCGCGTCGATCAGAAGTACCTTTTTTCCGTGTTCCTCGCCCAGTAAATATGCGATCGTTGCCGCCGTCATTGTTTTACCGATGCCGCCTTTCTGGTTCATAACTGCAATTGTCTTCATGTTTGTGTACCTCCTGTTTTCGTTGTTTAGTTGTATTCGTTATATTTGCATCGTCTGCATTCTGGTTCCAGTATTCCGTCATCTAGATTCCTGCATCCGGTACATGCTCCGTAAACATTGACCGCCGCTTTCCAGATTCCGAACTTTTCCTGTTGCTGTGCGGTCTTGCATTTCTTTAATGCCTTTCTTGTCGCCTTGGCTCTTTCTTCTACTCTCTGAAAGTAATGCATCGTGTCTTCCCTTCTTTTCTGATGGTCAAGTTCTGTTCTGACATTACATTTTCCTTGTTTCCGGTATCAATTTCTTTCAGGTTCACATACTCTTCCAGCACCCTGATTGCTTCTTCTGCTCCGTAGCACACTGCACAGTAATGTCCTGTGCCTGCCAGTGCTTTTAACATTTTCTTCTGGCTTTCTTCCAGTTTCCCGATGTCGTATTTCATTTCTATGTACAGTCCGTTGTAGATGCCTTTCGGTACTGGCAAACATAGATCAGGGATCCCGGCTTTTACACCCATCTGCTTTAACTTCACAGCTTCCGCTTTGTTTCTGCTGCCGCCGTTCGGACAGTGATATAAGAGTGACAGTTCCGAGTGCTTGTTCTGCTGCCATGAAGCCCACATAATCACCTGAATCTGCTCTGTGTCCTCGCTTCTTTTTGCGTTTCTCAAGTTCATATATTGCAACGTTCCTTTCTTCGCATTCTTGCGTATATGTAGAATCTGCCGTTAAAGGTGTTATATCTTACTTCTGCTTCCGTGAAGTCGTATTCATTACCGTACCATCTGTTAAGGTGGTCGCAGATCTTTAAGTCTCCTTTAACAATCTTGTCCACATGATACTGTTTTGTTTTGTAATGGTTTACTTTCTCTTTCGGCTTACGCAGCCCCTTCGATGCGTTCCAGGTCTTCTGATTCTTCTCTTTCTTTTCTTTAGTGATATACTTTGCCATTCCCACAAGCCCGTTTTCGTCTTTCTGTAAGCGTCTGAGTTCGTTTCTTTTTCCCAACTTCCAAACATTCTCCACGGTGTCCATGTCCATGTCGCCATCTAATACGACATGGTGATGCCAGCGTTCTTTATCACTACATTCCGTAACATACACATAACGTGCGTTCGGTAATCCTTTTTTCTTTCTTCGGTAATTCAGACGTTTGATGAAATTCTGCATATTCCGGTTTGCTACTACCATTGATACTGGCATATTTTCATCAGTGTATGTAAAGGTTGCCCATATATCCCTGTTTCCGAAATTCTCACAAATTACCCGTTCACACATCTTGCGGCTGTTCTTGTCGTTCAGATTCCTTTGTGCCTGCTGCTGTCGTTTCTTCTTTCCTTCGTCCGGTATATCGTCACGCTGTCCCTTTGTAAACTCCGGATATATTTCTATTTCGAGCTGTTCTCCTGCCCAGATCTCCTTGGTGGCATAGATACTTTTTACCTTTCCTTCTTTCAGGATCCTTTCCTCATTCACCTCATCCAGTTTTTTTAGTTCATTCTGGTATGCCGCTTCATAATCGTAGAGCAGGAAGGCTGTTCTTCTTTTCTTCTTTTTCCTCATTTAGATATATCCTTTCGTCGACTTGTTACTATCCATTACAAGGTCGCTGAAAAGATATATAAAAGCTCTGTTTGACTTTTTATACCGTCCGTAGTACTATACTAGTGTGTACTTTTGTTTCAGGACATTGTTCTGAATTCGTTATGAAGCCTTCCGGTGCCGCCAAGCATACCGGAAGGCTTTTTCCTTATCCCACTTTTTTTGCGTCCTCTGATGCCTTTCTGACGCTCACAAGACGCACCTTTGTTCCGTCCTCTCTTGCATTCAGAATCATAGCAATCGCCCTGAACGCCTTCATCGGATCCGGTGTGTTGTTCTGTGTTGCTGCCATGGTCATTCCTCCCATACTTCATTAGCTTCTTTTTTGCAGTCTCTTTCCATGTAATAGTCATACAGGAACTCTTTCTGCGCCTTCGTGTACTCTCTGGTGATGTCCCTTGTTGGAATTGCGATTCCCTGCTGTGGATTGTGCAGAAGCACCCATCCTCTTCTGACCAGATAGTCCGCCGCTCCGATAACATCCGGGGAATTTTTCACCATTCCTGATGCGTTGATCTCCACCATCGCCGCAAATCGTTCCTCTTGTGTCAGGTTCTTGTCCAGATAGTCGTTCGCCCATTCCTGATGATCTCCCCACTCTACTGCATGGAAGGTTCCGTTCGGTTCTAACCATCCATAATCCTCTGTGGTGTGTTCTTCTTCATCCATCATTCGTGCCATGAAGCTGTCGAGTGCATCCTGCTGTCTATCCTCTGCTGTTTCTTCCCCCAGTTCCTTTCTGATTGTCCTTTTTGTCTCTTCCGGGATATAGCTCATTGCAACATCCCATCGCTCTACCATCCTTTGCAGATTCTTCTCTGCTTTCTTTCGTCTTTCGATCTCTTTCCAGATGTTCATTTTTCCTGTCAGTTGTTCCTCTTCTCCCGGTTCGTAGACTTCAAGATGGTACGTTCCTGCTGCTGTACTTCCTTTTAGGGCAGCACGTCCAAGCAGAATATCCTCTGCATATCTTCTCGTCTGTGCTTCCGGTACGTCCTCATTGACCATGCAAAGCATCAGTGTTTCCATGATTTTTTCAAAACTTTTCTCGCCACTGTATAACTCTTCTCGTGTCCACTGTGTAATGAATTCACCTTGAACGTCGAAGGTCAATGCTTTCTCTTTTACTTCACTTCCCATTTTTACTTCTCCCATATTTTTTGTTTACATAACCTTCAATATCCTTGAGTGCTTTTTCTTTTTTGGTTTCTTCCAGGCTTCTAGCCATCAGATCCAGCGGCGCATCAAATGTTTTACTTATCTTGATTGCATTCTCAAACGATATTTTTCGCTCGTCTTTCTCCCACCTCATAACGGTTGTGTCGGTTACTCCGACTACCTTTGCAAAATCCCGAAGTGACATATCATTTTCAAGACGTATCTCTCTGATTCTTTTACCTAATGTCATTTTTCTGCTCCTTCTTTCCATATCTGATTACATTTTCGTTTCCTTTGAGTACTATATTTTCATCATACGTAAATACTCTACATCCCCAAAATTCAAACGAATGGTCGAATGATTCTTTCACCTTTTCTTCTGGCAGTTCGAATTCAATTACGTCCACTTCTTCATATCCTCTTATCGCGACAAATTTCATCGCGTCTTCTGGTTTTTCGCAAAAATAAATTTCTCCTAATGTTCCTGTCCTTATAACTCCGTTGTGGATGATGCTATTCATCAGCAACTTTCCTGTGGCGTGATAATATTTTTTAATACCTGTTCTCCTTTCATGTTTCGCACACGAATTCCAGGTTAGAAAGGCATTCGTCTTTTCTTTTCTGGTCATACGCCTGCTGCATTGCATACATATAGCATTCTTTTTCGGTCTTGAAAAAGCCGTAACCATAGAACGCTATAGTCGAAGTTCTTTTTTCTTCCGTGTGCATGTTTTCGTATGTAGCTATGAATTCATGCATTTTTCTTTTTCCTTTCTTTTATCTATTCGCTGGCACACCTCAAGCAAATAAATATCTACTGCCTTGAATGTATTTTCTGCCATATTTCTTACGTCTGTAGCGCACTGGTTTGACTGGTCGCTCATTTTCTTTGTTTCTTTTGCGATCGCGTCTATCAGGTCTAATCGCTCTTTTATATTTTCCTTCTGTCTATCCATGCGTTTCCAGAACTCTACTCTTTCGTTTAATTCAAGTTCATCACTTTCTTTCCTCTGTTCCTGCATGTCCTGGATAGTCTTCTTTAATGCTTCTTCTCTCTGCTGCATTGCTTCTATAGTTTTTCTTGGACTGCAATAAATCCCTTTTTTGATGTTGTCTTCTGCCATTTCCAGCGCACCATCCATAGCCGCACGAACGTGGCTTACTTCTCCAAGCCCGTCCACAATCTTTCTGATCTGGTTCAAGGCTTCCTTTTCTTTCTTAGCTGGATAATTCTTTTTAATTGTTTCGTTGCTCATTTTGTCCCCCTTCTTCATCTCCATAGACTGGTGCTAATTCATTTTCAGGAACATCGAAAAAACAGTAATCTCCTATTTCGACCTCATAAAGCCCGTTGTATTCTCTTAAGATTTTGCATATGTACGAATAACCGTTTACTTTGATCCATGCAAAACCTGATTTGAATTTATTCATCGTTTTTTCGTTCTCTCCTTATTTTCAGTAACCAGATACTCTCGTCTTCGTCGCAGATGCCAAAATACTCATCTGTTCTCGTAAAGTAGAATAAAATCCCGTAGAACTGATAGATTGCTACTTTGAACGCTTCCCATTTTGCCTGGCATGAAATGCAAGTGTTATTCCAATATGTGTAACCAAGTCCCTGATCCGGGTGTCCATTCCTCAGTTCTGCTTTCTTTTTTTCTTCCAGAGCACTGTCCCAAGTGCGGACCGTACTCTCAATCTCCATACCCATTGCTGTCTGCATGAATTTCTTTTTGTTCATTCTCATAAGCTACTCCCTTCTGGATCCAGTTCTGTCTTGTAACGTTCGCACTCTTCTGCATACTCATATGCATCAAAATCGTCGCATTTCTCGTTGCACATTTCCTGTTTTTTGCAACAGATACAACATTCTGTTTCGCCTTCAGGACAAGGCGCATTGCAATATCCCATTGAGCTAGCCCCCTTTCTTGCTCTTCCCATTTGTTCTGATTGTGTAGAGCTTCTTTCTGTGGTTCTTCGCAGATAAAAGAATTGCTCCGAGCGATCCTTTAAAAAGCTGATACTCTGCTTTTGTTTCCTCATTTCTTGCGTCATCAGTGTCGATCTCTTTCATGGACAGATTCTTGTAAAAGGCTGCAAATGCTGTATTTTGGCTTCTACATAATCGTAATGCTGCTTTGTATACTCTTTTCATGCTTCTGTTCTGGATGAATTCTGTGCATTCTTCCTGGTTGCCTTCTGGATCTTCTGCGAGTGATATTACTTTTGCAGTCCATGTGTCTGCCGGTCCTTCTGGTTCTTCCTGGTCTTCCGTTTCATCGTATGCAGCACTGTCTTTTATGAGATTGTAGCCTTCTTCATACATATAGCGGATTCCATCCATGATCTCGTCCAGTTTTCCCTCGCCCATGTGAGCGGTATAGTATTCATTGATAAAGATCGCGTTTTCATCTGCTGCCACGATTGCTCTCGCTTCTTCCATTTCTTCGCATTCGATCTTCTCCGCATCAGAGTTTAACCAAAATGCTCTTGCATTCCAGCTTCTTCCGGTCTTCCAGATTGCTACCCATGCAATCCCACTCATAATTTCGTCTTTATACTCTCTTGCGATTTCTCTCAGTGATGCCATTTTGTCTCCCTCCTTTTTCTTCCTTCATTTCCCTTTGCAATAGAATTCAATAGCTTCTATTTCTTCTTCGCTCAGGAGTTCGCCTTCCAGTCTATATGCAAGGCAGTCTTTCTCGACGTTTGTTAATCGGATAATTCCCGTAAAGTCGTCTGCTTTGTCATATGCTTTTAAAGCCTTTTTGCAAATGTTCTCCATCTCTTCGCATTCATACTGTTCAGTTAATACTCTCAGTACATCAAGCCGTCTCATGCGTTTTAACATTTCTTCTTTTTTTAATCGAGATGTGATAATTTCACCATTTGAAAAAATATACTCATACATTTCTTTTTCTGCCTTCCTTTTATGTGTTGCTCTGCTTGAACACCTGACTTTAACCTGCCATCGTCAGCACCGGGAGGTTATCTCCGGTGGACGGTCATCGCTGACCGTTTCGGCTTCTATCCTTTGAACATTTCCTTCAGCAGCTCGGTCGCCATTATCTTCCCGCCTTCCTTTTCTCTATCTTGTCTAACTGCTGCATGATTTTTTCGTATCTTCTTCTTTTGCTTTTCTGTGCCTGGTATTCTTTCGCAAAGCTCTGTGTGTCTTCTCCTTTTATTGCTGCCTCTGCCATCTGATCCGCTGCCTGCTCCATCTTTTTCTGTGCTTCTGCTTCTTTGTCATATGCCATGCAGTAGCATTCGCGCATCAGCTCTTCCGGGATCTGATTTTCTTTTATTTCTTTTATTTCTTTTCTTAATCTTTCGTTTTTCAGGCTCAGTCTGTTGGCTGCGTCCTTGTTTTCTATCTCTGCCCTGTGTATGGTTTCATTTCTTTTCTTTAGCGTTTTGATTTCTTCCTTCAGTTCGTCCGTTTGTTCCTGTGCGATCTCTGCACTGCGTTTCATACTGTACGCAGTGTCTTCTCTGATGTTTTCCTCTGCCAGCTCCAGAACGCCCTCCATTGCAAATCCTACATAACTATTTTCTCCAAGTCCTTCCACGATCTTTCTGATCTCTTCGATTGCCTGTCTTTCCTGTTCTTTCGTTGTCATATTTTTACCCCCTTAATGCAAACATATTGTCTGGATACTCTTTGCCGTATTCCTCGCATATTCTGAATCCATTTACTTTTTTCAGTTCTTTAAAGAAGCATCTTTTTCTGTTGCTTTTGTTTTCATCTCCTTTCACGTTGTCTTCTTGGTTGCCATGAAGGTTCCGAACTCAACACCTCGCAGAAATGTCAGGAACAAATCCTGCTGCTTGAGGTTCAAGCCCTGTGTAAATCGCGTAACCTGTTCTGCTTCTTTTTTGCTTTCCTGTTTGATGAGGACATCTGTATTATTTGTCATTTTGGTTTTCTCCTTTCATTTATTCTTAACTTAGTTATACATTAACATAACCAATTTATGTTGTCAACGCTTTTTGCATAACTCAGTTATATTTTTTTATTGACTATCTTTTCATGTTTTGTTATACTTAACTTAGTTAATAAGGAGGTGACTAAAAATTAATACGATGCAAGAAAGACTTGCCTTGCTAATAGATAAAGCAGGCATAACTAAAACCGCATTTGCTCAAAAGCTAAATATCACGCAACCATACGTTACTAAACTTTTAAAAACCGGAAGTCCAAGTGATAGATTGATTGAAGATATTTGTGAAAAATTTGGAGTAAATGAAGAATGGTTAAGAAATGGAATCGAACCCATGGAAAAGCAGCCTGAATCATTCAGCCTTGATGATTTTGCCGCACAGCATAATGCTACGGCTCTTGAAAAAGAAATCATCAAAACATATTTTGAAATTGATTCAGGTGTCCGTCAAAAAGTTCTGAATCATTTCAAAGAGCATTTTATGGGTTCCGGTGGTGTGCCAGACACACCGGAAGAATTAGAAGCAATGTACCCGCCCGTTAAAAAGGGCGAAGAAAATGCCGGGTGAAAAACACCCGGCTGCAACTCACTACTTATGAAGTATTATAAACTGAGTTCCCCAATTAAAATTAAGATTGATATATATAGTGTTGTTACTGTGATAATACAAAGCGTAGATTTTGCAGTTTTCATACTTAATGTACTTTCTTTTCATTTTCCCACACCTTCCCGTTGTAGTAATGGCAACAGCCGGGTGCAGGAATCATTATATATGGGGTACTTATCGTAATACTACAGGTAAGTATTACCAACTGAATATAGAGGAGAAAAAGGGAATGAAAAAGAAGATACTTATTGCCGCCGTTTGTGTAATTGCAGTTGCAGCTGTTGGTTCTGACTCAAATGGTTCTTCTGAAAATAGAGTTCAAAATAGTCCACCAAAAGTCGCATCTGATGTTAAAGTCCAGGATATTCCCGAAAAACACACATTGGATGATTACTCTCTGGATGAACTCCAAAAATTGTATTTAGCCATCAATCCAAGCATGTCATATCTGGACGCTCTTCAAGCCGTGCAAGACAGTGGTCTTCCATATTCAAACGAAAAGTACAACGGTAGCCGAATGATACAGGTTGCATTTACCGAAGGTTGCACAGCTCAAAAGTACATGAAGGAATCCGGCGATTTTTTGGAAATTTCCTTTAATTATCCACGTAATGAAAATAGCCTGAACGATGTTCTTTCTAAATATTTTTTCAGTTTTTGTAAATATTGTCCCGCATCTGGTGCGACTTTAACTAGTTATGGCAGTGATGTCGGTAATTGTATTGAAGATTATAAAAATGATACGTCCGACCTTCCTGATAATATGACAAAGGAAGATCAGCTTTTATATTATTTCGAACACCGTGATTAATGCAAAAAAGAAAAACGCCCGGTTTCCCAAGCGTTTCTCCTTGACCTGCTATGCAGCACACGCCGCATAGAATAGTCCATCGCAACTTCTATTCTATCACAAAAAGCGTGCTGCTGCATAGCTTTATTTTTTATAC